AGACGTCGGTGTGTAGTGTGGTGTTATACCGAGACTACTCGTCGTCACAAAATTCACGAGAGCGACATTGTCCGAGGCGATGAGTTGAGTCGTGGAAATACTTGCGACGTTATATGTCAAGTTGATCTGTTTTCCATAATCGTTTAAATTAGTTCGTCCACCCGGATAGACGGAATACAGAGTTCCTGTATTACTTCCGAAAGTTACATTGTCGATACTCGTTTCTATGTACAGGTAACGTGCATCTGCTGTTATAGAACCTACCCCGACACGTCCTTCGTAAAGACCGGGAAAAAACGTAGCACCAACAGTCGGTGTAGCGGTTCCTGTGAGCATGTTTGCTACGGGGACGCTTCGAATATACGAGAGACCAGTGGTGGCAGTATACATTATTCCTCCGATAAAATAAGGTCTCGAAGGAAATGTATAAACATTGTGGAACTCTGGATCGTACCACGACACCCACGACGATGCATCTCCTATAGGTTTTGTAGTGTCATAAAAATAGTATCTTTGGTGAAATACGACGTTCGGATCATCCATGACGTACACGACCCATTGTTTATAAAAATTTGTAGCATAGACGGTCAATTCGTCCGGAAGACCGAGGAGTGATTTGATGTTCGTGTCCACGTAAGAGCCGCCATCCGTCAGACTTTTCGTCGTAATGAGATTTGAAGGAAGGTTTTCAAACTTTTCGTAATCAACCTCAATCTGAACGTCTTGATGTTGAAGCGCATTGACGTTTATTCTTTCGGTGTTGAACGTCAGACGCGTGTAGTATTCACGAGGGGCGTACACTTGGGAAGTATCCCCTTTACCTTCCATGATCGCGAGACCAGTCTGATTTTCGTACGATACACCGAGGTCATCTTCGATAATTAAACGCTCGCTTGTGAGTCTGTCTATCGTTTGACCGCCAACGAGAAGAGTAGCGTTTTTAATCAGTTTACACGCCACCGAGTCAACATACGAAAATCCATTTGCAGGAGGTGGTGTAAATCCCCGAATCCAGCCAGCTTGAAAAAGCGTAAATGGTGGCACGAGAACACCGTTAATAAATCTGTACGCTTTGTATCCTCCGGGTGTCAAAAAATCAAATGATCGAGGATCGAATCCCCAAAATACACCACTCATGTCATCCTGAAAATAAATGTACTCGTACATCGTCGAGGTGAATACGAACTTGATGATGGATGAATTGTACGTCACGTTTATATTGGAGTACCCTACAAAGTTTGTAGCCCATGTACCTTGAAATTGAGTGTTGAAATATCCGAAAGAATCTCCTGGCTCGATAGCGACAGATCCATCAGGAATGTACACTCTACCATCAACCTGATCAGTGTACAAAGGATATACATACCCTGGTCCAAGAGGGGTGTACAACTCTGGTAAAGTTGATCGAACCGTGAAGCGTTTTATAAATTCTCCTTTCGAAGGAATCGTACATATCGCAGAATCTCCGTAGTACACGGCAGATTGATCAAAAGGAACTTCGTATGTTTCGCATTGTTTGTTGTTCGGTTGTGTATATTTTGTTTCAAAGTATGTTCTATTCGGTTTTGCCGTGAGCCATTGGTCCTCTGGACCACGGGCGGTCAGCAGCGTCGCTGCCGCTGACATCTACTGATATACTCGGAAAAAAACTGCGTCTTTCACGTGCGGAAAAAACCCAGTACACCTATAGGAAATGACCAATTTGCAGCTCAAAAAATTTGACCCGAGCAAGATTGGAGATGACAAGGTGTGTGTATTCATCGGCAAACGAGGTACAGGCAAGTCGACGCTCGTGACTGACATTATGTATCACAAGCGACACCTGCCTGTCGGCATCGTCATGTCTGGTACAGAGGATGGGAACCACTACTACAAACAATTCGTACCAGACTTGTTCATTTACGGTGATTATAACCGCGACGCCATTGAGAAAATCCTCGAGCGTCAACGAAGACTCGTCGGTGCTGGAAAGCCGTCGAGCGCGTTTCTGCTCATGGACGATTGTATGTACGACAAGGCGTTCATGAAGGACACGTGCATCAGACAATGTTTCATGAACGGGCGTCACTGGAAGTTGTTTTTCATGTTGACGATGCAGTACTGCATGGACCTCAGCCCAGACCTGCGCGCCAACGTCGATTATGTATTTGTGCTCCGTGAGAATGTGATTCAGAATCGCGAGCGTCTGTACAAGGCGTTCTTCGGTGTCTTTCCGACGTTCGACATGTTCTGCCAGGTGATGAATGCCTGTACCGAAAATTACGAATGTCTCGTTCTGGACAACACCAGCAAATCGAATCGCATCGAGGATTGTGTCTACTACTACAAGGCGCCGATTCGTAAGGGATTCCGGATCGGATCGGATGCCCTTTGGCAATACCATCAGAAGAATTACAACCCACGACACGTCACGACACCTCTGACGACGGTCGGAACGCCGACGAATGCACGGCGTCCAGGAGTTACTGTGAAGAAAGTGTGAGTCCAAGGGGCACAGAGTGCCCATTGTCCGTTGCGCCACCAACTCGTAAAAGATTTCACATGGAACATCAGATGATTATCGAAAACCTCGATTTCAACGGATCGAGTGATATTATGCAGTACATTCCTCAGGTGGAACCTGAGAAACAGGAGCCACAGCAGCAGGGTTCTTTTGGCCCCCCACCCGAGCTCCAGCCTTCATACCAGACGCGTACGATCGACCAACCCGAGTTATTTAAAGCCGAAATAAAACCTCCTCAAATAGAAATGGATTTCTCGACACCAATTTCAGACGTTGTCCCGAGCGCTGATTTCGAAAGCCCCATGGGTGGCGGCGGAGGTCCGTACAAGAACCCACAGAACAACAGAGTCGTGGCTCTGAGCCTGGACAACGCCTCGGGGACTACGTCCCCTTCGTCCTCATCAAAGAACCCATTTGGTCTGACTGATGACCAGCTGAACGCTGCGATCGCCGGCATTGCTGCCATCGCTGCATTCTCCAAGCCAGTTCAGAACAAATTGGCGGATCTGATTCCTAAATTTATGAGCGACGCTGGTGACCTGTCAGCGACGGGCATGCTCGCCACTGCATTCATCGCAGCTGTCGTTTTTTTCATTCTTCACAAGTTTATCAAGCCACCAAAGAAGGCTTAATTGCTGTACTTCCACTTGAACCCCCCTGAGGTTTTCGATCTTCCTTTCAGACAGATAGTTACAGAAACAGGAGAGACGTTTATACTTTCTGCAGCCGCTTTTACTGATTCAAATTCCCGAACGAATATATCGTCTGTCGTGAACTGACTGACACGTTTCTTATTAGATTCTATGAGATTACGTGCATGCTGGATGACGCGTAGACGAAATTCCGGGTCTCTGTTGACTGGATGTTTATCCCCTTTTTTCCCTTCGCTTATTTTCCGTTTTGTTTCTTCTGGTAATTTTATACCTAAACAACGCCCTTTGCTTGCTTCACTTATACGTTTTTTAGCTTCTTCTGTGTGTCTCTTTCCATAAAAATGATTATCAGATCCGAAACGAGGAATAGTGACACCTGTATGTCCTAGTCCTCCTTTCGCGACATTGTAGTCTGGTTTGAGTTGTTCAATAGTCTGTATCTCGAGTTCGTTGAGTTGTTTCTTGAGTTCTTCTTTTGTTTCGCATTCTATTGTGTGTATAGCTTCCATTGTGAAAGCGTCTGTTCCATATTTTCTCATAGCTAAATGAATTACCATCTCATCAGATAGATTGTTAGTATCCGAGACATGGTCATTCCATCTCCTCCTGAGAGTTTGTATAGTTTGACCGATATAAAACTTTCCATTTTCCAGGTTATCTATACGATAAATATAACCCGTCGGCATATAATGTATTTAGGTATTTTTATTTTTAGTTTCTTTACAACAGTCCCAAAACTAAATTGGTTTAAAATTGGTCAGTTAGAATATAATTGCCCTGCCATACCATCCTTGATGCGCAGGACGTTGTAGTTCATCGCATAGAAGTAGCGACCAGTGCCACCGAAAATCGTGCTCAGGTTGACACCTGCTGGTGCGACAATACGGTAGGTATCGATGCGTGAAAAGTTCAGCGTACCCGTTGGCTGAAGCTTTGACGTGTCCAGACAGTACGAGATGATGGCAACATTTGCCGTCGAATCGCTGAGAACATAGCCATAAGGCGTGAAGTAGTACTGGGGAACGTCGATCCACTGGTACAGTGAGCGAGAGTCGCCAATGTCCACGCCGTTAATCTGCGTCTTGAACTGGTAATTGGCAGCCGCGGACGAAGAAGTGTTGTACACAGCCTGATAGTTGTTTGCCGAGAACGACAGGAACTTGACGGGGTGGGCCAGCGCCAGCTCCTGCATGTTACCCGTGCCGATCGGAATACGGTTCACCTGGGTGAAAAGCATGTCCATTGGTGTATTGGCAAAGTACTCACGCTCAGCCTGATCCAGGTACACGAAGTTGACCCAGGCCTCGTAGAGATTCGAGGTGTTTACTGAAGCGGCCCACGTGATGCGAATCTCCACGTCGTGGTACTGAAGTGCCACCAGTGGCAGAGACACGTTCCAGTCCTTGCAGAAGAAAAACTTGAGCGGCAGGAATCCAGTCGTGTGGTTCTTGGGGCCTGCAGCGTTATTGTTCAGGTAACGCTGGGAAAAGTTCTGAGCACCGGTGATGGGCTCGAGCTCGGTCATCCATGTGATATCCTGAGTGTCGACAATCTGACCACCGATAAGCAGCTCCACCTTGTCGATGACGGTTCGCCAGTCCTGGTTCGGAATCAGAGCACCGCTGGAATTCTTGGCGATAAAGTACATCATGTTCACGAGGTCACCCTTCTTCTCAAGACGGATCGTGGAGATGTTACCAGCAGCCGGGTTACCCTGGATCAGCTGGCGTTCGAAAGAACGAGCATAGTGAGTGTAACGTTTGTAGCTGGAACGGAAGAACGAAACCTCCGGCTTACCGGTCAACCAGGCGTCCTGAGCGCCAGTTGCAACGAGCTGAACGATACCACCAGACATTTACAATAGTATAAGAAAAAAGATCATCGCGAAGCGATGATCGCCGCGAAGCGCCATGATGAACTTTCCACCTGCAGTGGAAAGGGTAAAAACTGGTCTCGAATCGAGACCAGGCGACTCAGTCCTGAATCATAATGCCGCAGTACTCGACTGACCCTTCGATGGGTTCATAAATGCCGAGCGTCTTACACAGCGCCTTGAGATCCTTGAACGATGCCCAGAATTCAGGGGAATGATCATACTCATCGACTGTGACATGCGCCAGCTCATGAATCAGAACATTCATTGCCGAATTTACATCCTCTTTATCCAGACAGATGTAAATTTCGTACCCTTTATTGACGTTGTACCCTATGGTCCCCTTGTTCATTCTGGATCCATGGATCCCGGTGAGAATACACCGTCGCCTGAGACGTGCGAATCTCGGATCGACAGTCTCAGTATCTCTGAGGTGGGTAAGAAGTATATCGTACCTGCGTCGAATCTCCTCCATAAGGGGATGCTCACGGCGACTGCTCCACGCCGCAGCTATGAGGCCAACGACGAGCAGTCCCGTCTGGATGACTCCGGCCGCCATCTACTGATCTAGACGTAGAAAAACAAACTGTGCATAAATGTCCGTCACGAGTCCGGTGGTTTCTGGTGCAATCGGTGCCCACATGAGGCATTGGAATTCGGGCTCAAGTGCCTGACGAAGAGCTCCACCGTCGAGAAGTGGTTCATATTTGGGTCCGTCTGCATAAAATGGGCCTTCGGTCAGGCTCATGAGAACCTTGTCTCCGTCAATCTCAAACACGTTTCCGAGTGCATCCGGGCTTTTGGCACTTTCAATCAGACTCTTCTCGGGAACGATACCGATGAGAAGACCGCCTGGCTTCACTGCAAGTTTGATCGCCCTGAGACTCTGTTCGAAGTGCTCACCGACAATGTACTGGAGAGAAAAGTTGTAGCACACGACGTCGTACGGGCCTGCAAACGCCGCCTGACGAATATCACCTGGACCGAGGAACCACACACCGAAATTAAGGTCCATGGCACGATTTTCAGCCTCGGCAAGAGATTCTTCGTCCGGATCGATGGCGGCAACCCGAGCCTTGACCGCCTTCCATTTGTGCCAGTCACCACCACGGCCGCATCCACAATCGAGAACGTACGAGTTCGGTTTGACCCATTGTGTGATGAGTTCACGCTTCACCTGATTGTGACGCTTACGGAGTTGATCCATTGACTTAAAAAGGTTGTGCCTTGTAGTTTTAAATGGGTTCGCTCGAGCAGGATTACCTGACGGTGCCAGGACAGCTTTTTGCTCTGATTTCCATCGTTGGTCCGGACCTGCCCCAGAAGAATGAGCAGCTGGGTCTGAAGATTCGTGGATGCTTCCAGACGAAGGAGGAGGCGGAGAATCACGCCAAGCGACTGCAGAAGGAGGATGCGCTCGTCGACATTTACGTCGTCGACATGTACAAGTGGCTTCTGATTCCACCAAATCGTGACCAGATTGAGAACGTCCACTACCAGAACGAGAAGCTCGAGGAGATTATGACCAAGTACCGTGACAATCAGCGTCAGGCGGCGGTGATGTTCGAGAAGCGTAAGCGTGACATGATGGCCAAGCCTATCGAGGGTTCGGCAACGCCATATATCGAGCCTGGTGACGAGAATTCCAAGTATTACACTCGCCCGGACGTGCCACCGATCCCCCACCCGGCCGAGCTCATCGACGACCTACAGAAGGAGTTTCCGGACAAGGAGATGCCTGAGCTGGTCAAGATTGCCGACGAGCGTATCGCGGCCGAGATTGAGCGCCGTCGTGTTCAGCAGGAGGAGGAGCGCGCCAAGGCGCCTGTGGTTCAGATTGATGCCGGCCCAACACCCGAGCCTGTCGGTGCTGGAAGCGTGGCGGCTGGTCTCCTGGCCTGAAAAAAATAGTAACCAAATAATAGAATGAAAGTCCACTGGTCACTGTGGGTAGCCCTCGTGGCACTCATCGTGATCATCGTGATTCTTTCAGCACGCAGAGAGGGGTATGCCCCTCCGCGTGATGAAAATACTCTGCCACCGTATACGAATGACATTTCAAATACAGTAACAACATCAAATAATTTACCGTACGTCGATTCGACGAGCAACATCGTTCAAGTCGACAGTCAAACGCAGATATATAAAGACATGGCTGGACTCGATTTCCAGATTCAGGCGGGAAATCCCATCCTCAACTTTATCCAGGGTGATCCTTCATCAAATGTAATTTATGGAGATTTCGTACCCCACCAATCGAGCGCAGGATCTGCGGAAATGTATGCCTATCTCGGTGAGCTTGATATATCAGAAGGAAAAACTGTGTCAAATACGAGTAATTTGGTAGCTGTACCACAGAATCCAACCGTCATGAAAACGGTATATGGTGTTGACGTATACGGAAATCTCTTCAATCCAACGGAAGTCGAAATGACAAGTAATGATCTTGCAGTCTCCAATCTTCAATACGGATTTGATGCAAAAGGAAATCAGATTCATACCGGTTACATAAACGAAAAGACGGGAAAACTTGAAACGAAAACAGAAGACAACGCTCAGACGTACGGCTTTGATAAAGAAGGAAATCTACCACCGGATGCTGGGCAATACAACCCGAGTTTGACATCACCGACTATTCGATACATTGGTGAGGTGATTTAGTGCTTCAAAATTACAGGCGTCAGCGACTTCCCCAAAAGTAACCCAATGAAAAACGCAGCAAATACCAGAATTATAGTCTCTTTTGAAATTTTTTCAAGTGCATCAACTGACTGTTTCTGAGCGTGGAAAATACGAGGACCGGGATCATAGTACGAGCGTGCGTCGTGCTGTTGGTGCTC